CAGGTTCAGTTTCATGTCGGGCGCAAAGCCCGCCTGTTTGGCGACGGCGTGGAGATAGCTTTGGGTGTCGTTCCTGTCCGCAGGCGGTGCCCAGCGGGTGATGATTTGCCGGATGGTGCGCAGTTTGTGCTTGTCCTGATAGGTAATCAGTGTGATTGCCAGCGCCCGGATGCCGTAGGCGGCGTTTTGAAATTGGCAAAAATCCGGGTCGTCGCGCAGGGCCTTGGCGCGCAAGCCTTGCCACGGGTCGCCCCAGCGGATGTTGCCGGGGTTGTCGTTGCGGATGCCACGGGGGGATTTCGATTTGCTCATTTGAACCATCCATTTTTGAAAACAGTAATTGCCCCGGCCTAGCCACAGGAAGAATCTGAACCCGCCAGAGAGTGTGCGGAACATTTCCACCACTTCGTGTGTGTCGTGGCGGATTTGTTTGATGTCGCCGCGCATTTCTTGCTGCTGGCGTTCAGCCGCGTCCTGGCGGGCGATCAGGGCATCAAACTCTTTGCGGGTAACGGGTTCCATGGTCAGTGTCCGATCCCGACCGGCAGTTCCGGCCACACGATCTCGCCCGGAAAACCGGGCTGTTGCGGGACATCGAGCAACGCCTGCCGGTAGACGGCAAGATCGGCCTGTTGCGCGGGCGTGTATGCCGCCCAGCGCAAGGGGTTCATCACCAGCGCGTCCAGCGCCGCAAGCTTTTTATCGCGTTCGGCGCGTTTTTCGTCGGCTGCCGCTTGCGACATGAACGTGTCGATCGCCGCCCCGTCAAAACCCAGTTCAGCCAGCGTGTCCGGGTCGGCGGGGATGTTGACCAGAACGTGTCCGGCAGGCGTGGTGAGTGTGTTGATCAGTGTCATGATGTGCCTCTATGCTTAGAGGGGGTACGGGAAGGCGTGATACGGCGCGGCGAAGTTGTCATAGTCCGCACCCAGAAACGGGTCGCCCATGTCGTAGGACTTGACCATCCAGCGGCCTTTGGTGCTAAACGTGCTGCTGGCGCTAGCCTCCACCTCGGTATCGAGCCGGGAAACATTCAGCGCCAGGTGCTGGTCGCTGATCACGCGGTAAGTCAACCCGCCGCGCAAATACAGGCCGCTGATATAGGGGCTGGCTTTGGCTTGCGTCCAGACGTTATTGCTCAGTTGGCCGTCTGCGGGCAACACGCTCGCGCAGCGCATGGCGTGGCGGATGTTGCGTACGGTTTTGCGCGTCAATTGCGTCAGGTTGATGACCTGCAAATAAGCAGGATTGGTCAGCGTGTTTTGAAAATTCGTCTGTTCGATTTCCAGCAGCAGCGCGGCAAGTTGATTGTTGCCGGTGCCAAACGGGTCAAGCTCGGCATCGTCAGTGTTGTTGCGGGAGATGGTGATCCGCTGGCGACCGTATTTGCCGCTGTAGGCCGTCCACCAGACGGGATAGTATTTGCTGGTCGCCAGCCCGGTCAGGTCGATGGTGGAAATATATTTGGGGTGGGCCGATAAGCGGGTGAGCGCCAGCGCAGGGTCAGCCGGTTTGGTCAAATTGCCCAGGTCGCGCAGCAACGGGGCCTGCAAGGCCGGGCCAAGCGTCACCCAGGCGCTGTTGTTGGCGTTGCGGCGCTTCAAGAGCGGCGGATTGGCTGCGGTATCGATCCAGTTCAGGTAGGCGGTCGTTGGATTGGGTGCGGTATTGCTGATGACGGTCGCGCCTTTTTTGACGTTGGCCAGCAGGGTTTCCACGCTGCCCAGGTCGGTATTTAAACCGTCCAGGTTGTCGTCCATTTGATCATGTGTCAGCGGCGCGCCTTTAGTGCGGCGCAAGGTGATAAAACGAGTGCTCATTGTGGCTCCTCAAGATTGAAATTTGAAATAAAAAACCGGCACGCCAGGCCGGTTGCGGAGAGAAGAAACGAATGCAATGGCGTGGTTTCATAAGAATTTGTCCCAAGGCAGATTGCCAGACAGGTAGCCCAACGCAAACAACAGGCCAACCAGTACCAATGCCACAAATCGCCACGCGGGCAGTTGTTTGGACATGATGCGTACCTCTCGTATGAATTTGATGTAAGATTCCATTTCAGCTTTGTTCCTTTGCTGAGAGTGAACAAAAAAGCCCCGCCGGTTACAGCCAGCGGGGCTTTCGCATTGATGCGCCCATAAAAAACCGGCCAGTCAGGCCGGTTATGGAATTGCTGCACGTTTGATCGCCATGGCTACCACCAGCGGATAGCGGCCAGCGAGTGCAGTACCAACCATGCGGCTACGCCGGTTGAAATAATGCAAATGGCGTAAGTGACCGCACGGTTAATGCTGTTCGATACAGGAGATTGCAGCTCAAACGTTCCGTCTTTCATGGACAGCCTCATTCGGAAAAAGTTACGGTACAATTTCATCGCTGCTTCACTTTCCTTGTTGCAATCAAGGTCAATAAAAAAGCCCCGAACTGCGTCAACAGTCGGGGCTTTTGCTTTGGTGCTGCCGGTTAAGATGCGCCCATAAAAAAAACCGGCCAGTCAGGCCGGTTCCCGGGGGGCTTTGGCGTAGCGGTCTTTGACCGCCTGGCACTGCGCGATCCAGTCTTGCGTCTCATCGGGCAGCGCGATGCCCTGCGCCTGCAATGCCTGCGCCATTTTCAGCACGGCGTCCAGTTGCGCGCCAACGGGCGGGTAAGATTCCCGGCGCAACCGCGCATAAGGTTCAGTGTGGCGGATTTTCATAAGTAAACTCCCCGTCGAGATACGGCCAGCCGGTGACGCGGATGCGGTACGTGCCGGGTTGGTCAAATTCCAGTTCTACGTCACCGCCTTCCGGGCACGGGTACTGGCGGCGGTTGATGGCGATAACGCTGTTGGACGGCACGTTGCAAAGCGTCGCGCCGTCCAGTGTGGCCGGGCAGGCCGGACGCTTTTTCGTCTGCCCCTCGTGGAACCAGTCATCCGCGCCGTACCTCCCCTCTATATACGGCAGGCCACCTACGGCGGCGCTGGGCGCAATGACGCGATCCAGGTCGCCCTCTATGGACTGCACAAAACGTCCATCTGTATCGTAGAAACTGACAATCATGTTGATTACCTCATTGATGCCATGACGACCAGTGACGCCTCCGGGTAATAACGCTTGCCGGTACTGGTCGTATTCGATAAGTCTGCTATCTGTAAATCGATATAGTGGGTGCCTGCTGGCAATGCTTTTTGTTGGATCACCGTGGTGGGTGGAAACATGTAATGGAAATAAAGCGTATCCGATTCGCCTTCTGAATAATGCATAAAACTGTATTGCTTCTTTATTGCATGCGTAATGCCGTTGATGGCTATCCGGTAAATACAAGTCGATTCTACGTCGCTGTATTCATGCTGAAAGTCCTCATAACCATTGTAGCTATCTAAATAGACGCCATCCCAATAATCATCATTTGATTCACCGATATTGCCGATGATGGTTATCACAGCGGGTTCAGGCAAGTAGATTGCAACCCAAAGCCAAGCATGGCTTGGGAAATAATAACCAGCAGGCACAAAGGCGCTGGCGTGTATCGTGACGGCGTTACCGGCAATGCGCAGTGTATCGATTTCTGCCATACCTATTTTTGCACTGGTAATAGCCCCGTCTTCTATTTTTGCCGACTCTATGGCTGCATCCTTGATATGCGTTGAATCAATAACGGCAGCCTGAATATGCGTTGAGCCGATGACGGCAGCCTGAATATGTGCACCGCCAATATACGCCGTGTCAATACCCGCCAGTCGCGCCGCTAACGAGCCGGTAATCAGTCTATTGGCATCGATGCTGTTGGCGGCGATGTAAGAGCCAGAGAGTTGTCCCGCCGTTATCTTGTCTGCCGAAAGATTGTCGATCTTGGCATTGGTAATCGCACCGTCTTCTATTTTGGCCGTGCTAATGGCTGCATTGGCTATTTTTGCATTGGTAATTTCGCCGTTTTTTATTTTGGCTGCCGTAATGGCTGCATTCTTTATCTTCGCAGAGCTGATCGCGGCGTTGGCAATCTTGGCCTCACTGATCGTGCCGTTGGCGATCTTGGCATTGGTGATGGCAGCATCGGCAATTTTGGCACTATCAATCGCCGCATTCGCTATCTTGGCGTTGGTAATGCTGGCATTGCCGATGATGGCGTTGTTCATATAGACACTGTCGGTGGCAGCATCCACAATAAACGGACTGTGCAGCGTGCCGTTTATCGTTGAGAGGATCGCAAAGGTATCAACCAAAAACAGCGCCTCGGATCGCGTCTGGCCGTTGGCGTCTATCGCCGCGCCCAGTTTTAGACCTGCCTGCACCTTGCGCCCATCGGTGCGGGCCAGCACGTTCACGCCCCACGCCGCCAGCGCACCGTCGTGTAAGTCGCTTACCGCTTGCCCCGTGGTTTGCACCGCCGCATCGATGCCGTCCACGCTGGTCGCCAGCGTACTGATCTGGCTGGCGTTGGCGCTGGCCTGGCTGGCTGCCGTCTCGGCGGTAGTTTGTACGGCGGCGATACTGCCCTGTAGCTGCGATTGCACCGTCGATAGTTGGCCGATGGCGGTATTGGCGTCGGTTTGGGCGGCGCTGGCCGTATCGGATATGTCGGGCAAGTCGCCGATCAGCGGGTGGGCGGCGAGCAATGCCGTGATCGTGTCGTCCGAGATGCCCTCAATCAGGCCGGGGGCCAATTGGCCGGTGGTGATTTTGTCGGTCAGGTAGTCCAGCACGGCTTGCGAGTCGCTGGACGATTGCGCCAGCATGCCGTCGTCGGTCTCTGGCGGATACCACGCGCCGGGTGTGCCGTTTTTGTCGATCAGCCGCGCCCAGAACCACATCTGCGTACCGTAGCCCAGGCCGTAGGTGGTGTAGTTGTTGCCGGGGTAAGCCACCTGGGTGAGCGGCGTGCTGGCAGCAAAATCGTTATTCAGGCTCGCGCGGATGTCTACGCGCTCGATAATGTTTGGCGTGGCCGGGTAGGTCCAGTCAAGGCGTATCGCCATGACTTCGCCGGTAGCGGCGAACGTTGTCAACACAGGCGGCTCGGCCATCATGCCGTCCAGGTCGGCGCTGGCCGTCGCCCATAACGACGGTATATCCAGCGCATTGATGGCGCGTACGCGCACCTCGTAGACGCCAGCGTAGATGTCATCGATTTCAACCATGCGCATGCTGGTTTGCGGCAATACCACCCACTGGCCGTTATCGCGCCGCCATTGCACATCAAAGCGCAGCGCGTGCGCGGGCGCGTCCCAGGTGATTTCGGCGCGGTGACGGGTGGTTCCCTGCCGGACGGTGACGTGCTGGCTGATCTGGATATTGGTCGGCGCAAGCTGTACGTTCGGCGGAACCACCGTGACCGGCAGTGGTTCCAGGCGCACGCCGCTATCAATCGCGTCAAACTTGCCCGGATGGTGCAGCACGGCGGAGATGGCAAATTCAATCCCGTCCGACTCCCTGATGCTCACTACGCGCGCCCATTGTGTGACCAGATCATCGGCATCCACCGCCCACACCGACTCCGGTACCGGTCGGGGGGCAAACGCCGGGGCCACGGTAATCACGCGGCCTGCCACTTTGGTGACAGCGCGCGATTGCGCGGCACCGTCTGGCAGATTCACCGTCAAGGTGTCGCCCGCCTTGACGGGGTGCGCGCGGTCCAGCGTTACGGTGTTTTGGCTAGCCGCCGCGATGCGCCCGCCGATGTGCCGCCCGGCGCGGTTGCGGTCGGCGATTTTGACCAGACTGCCCGGCTGCGGGATCACGCCGTCCAGTCCGACGGTGAACGCCACCGCGCCGGTTTCCATGCGCGAGGTGTACAGGTGGTACAGCCCGACACGCTGCGCCTGCCCGCGCGAGGTGCAGCCAAAGGCGACAATTTCGGTTTTGCGGATGCCGTAGCGGCGGATGCCCTCGGCGTCTTCGACCACTTCCACCTTGGCGCGGTAAAAATCGTCCGGGTCGTTCCACGACACCAGCGCTACGGTGTTCAGCGTCGTCAAATCCGCGCCGGTGTATTCAAACCGCCCGCCCGTCACGTTGGCGTTGGTGTAGGTGTAGACCGGGTCAGACGGCGCATCCATGACGGCCGTCACCTGCCCGTTAGCCCAATACGTCATGCCGCGAAAGACGCTCGCCAGATCGTTTAATACCCGCAGTGCATCCATGCGGCTTTGCAGGTAGACGTTGCAGACAAAGCGCGGTTCCGTGCCGCCCAGGCCGTCCGGCACCGCTTGATCGCAATACGCGCCGATCTGGTAGAGCGCGTAGCGGTCTACCATGTCCGCATAGATGCGCTCGCCCAGCCCGTAGAGCCGGTTGGTGAGCATGTCGTAGTACACCCACGCCGGGTTATTGCTCCAGGCCCGCTTGAACGTGCCGTTCCATGTCCCCGCATAGGTGCGGGCGATGGGGTCGTAGTTGCTCGGTACGCGGATCACCTGCCCGCGCCAGCGGTAGGCGCGCGTGGGGATGGACTGGAATTGCTCGGCGTCTATCTTCAGGCCCACGAGCGCGGTCATCGGGTAGCGAAACTTGCCGTCAATGATCTCCGCGTAAGACTGCACGTAGATGTCATCTTCGATCTGGCTGGTCGTGGCGTGCGCGCTCAGGCGGCGCACCCGCAGCGTCCAGGGAGCCGCGTCGGCGGGTAGTTCAATGCGGTGCGTGCGCGTGTAGCCGCTGGTCGTCTTGCCGTCAAAGCTCGCCTGCAATACCTGCTGGAACGTGCCGTTGCCCGCTTTCACGTCAATGGCGTAGTCCACCTTGTGGCCGACCCTATCGCCCGCCGACGTGACCCGCATCAGGTAGGGGACGTGAACGCCCACCCGCACGGCGGACAACGCCGGGTTGGTCAATAGCTGCGTCACCGGCGCGTCGGTTTTGATTTCCTGCCCGACCTGCACCACGTTGGCAGAGGCGGGAAACCCGGCGATGTGATCCTGGTCTACCGTGCCGACGCGGTAATCGACCTGTACGCGCTCAAAGTTCAGGCTGCCGTCGTCGTTTTGGATCGGCGTGCCGTCCAGATAAATATCGCGCAAGGGTTGATCGGCGTGAACCGGCCCGGCCATTTCGCCATTGCCGATCACATCTAAAAGCGCCGCATACGCGGTATTGTGCAGGCTGTCGGGGGATTCGACCGGCGTGCGCGCCTTGCTTTTTTTGCCACCGCCCGAGCCGACGATAAATCGCCCACCGCGCCGTGTTTCTGATACCACCGTCATTGCTGATCCTCCGAATACAAATCACCCGATACCGTGACCGAACCCACCGTCATTTCGCCATAGAGCACCGGTACGGGGTTGCCCTGGGCGGTGACGTTGACCGGGCCGTTAAAGTGGTAGGACGCGCCGTTTTCCGGCGAGGCGACGCTCGCCAGCCCGGCCGGCTGTTTGGTCAGCAATTGCGAGACGCCGCCCAGCACCATCGAAACGCCCACGCCAAAGGCCATTTGCCCGGCCATCCCGGAAAACATAATCCCTGTCGCGCCCAGCGCCGCGCCGCCCGTCATGAACGCCGCCGCGACCAATACCGCGCCCAAAATGATTTGAAATGCGCCGCCCCGGCCAGACCCGGCAATCACCGGCGCGATGCGGATGTCCTCGGCACCCACCGGCGCGGCGAGCATGTCGCAACCGATGTTTTGCTTGCCGACAAAGACGGCGACACCCTGCCCGGCGTCACGACTACGGATCAACGCGGCCTCAAACCCCGGCACCATCGCGCACAGCGCCCGTACCGCGCCTGCGGTGTCATGGCAAACAAAACGGTGTACGCGCCCAAAGGTTGCGCCCAGAGAGCCGTACAGGCGAATGGTGCGCAGCTTTTCCGGTGACGAAAAAAAACCCGCAGCAGCGGGTAAATGTAAATTCGGTGTGGCGCTCATCATCGTATCCATTGCAGCAGCTTGCCCAGTGCCAGCAAAAAAGGCGCGCCAGCCAGCAACAAAATGGCGACACCGATACAAATTTGTACCCAGGCCGTCATGGGGCCTTCATATATAAGTCGTCCCATTTTTAGTTTTCCTTTGCTATACTTTTTCAAAGTTTGCCTCTATGTCCGATATAGGGGGAAATAAAAAGCCCCGGCTGCTTCCAACAGTTCGGGGCTTTTGCTTTTGGGGCGGCGGGTTTCAGGGTTCGGGCAGGCTGCGGTGCCTCACAATCATCCGGGTAATGTCGCACCAGTATCCCGCATACACCACGCGCTCCGATAACCTCGGCATGGCGTGGTGCAGCATGGCGCTTGGAATGGCGGGCAGGCCGGGTTGGCTCTTTAATTGCGCCTCGCCCAGATAGATGCCCGCATGGTTGGTACGCTCGCTTCGGTATTGCATCAAAATCACGTCGCCGTAACGCGGTTCGCCATTGGCTCGCACGAATCCGGCAGCGTCGAAATTTTCCAGATACAACTCCGCTGCGCCCGGTTGCGTCCACCAGTCATCGGGCCGGTCAAAATCGGGCAATTCAGTATCAAGCTCGCGCGCATAAAAATCGCGCACCAGCCCGTAGCAGTCCAGCGTGCCGTGATGAAAGCTGCGCCCGACCAGCGGGGCCGCATACCCGGACGGCGCGAACGCATGCCAGCCGCGCACCGTGGGCGCATCGTCGCCTGCGTCGCGCCCCACCGCGACGATGTGCCACGGCAGGCCGGTCGCCTCGCACGCGACTTTATCGACCTCGGAGGGTTGCGCGTCGCGGTCGATGTGCGAGTGCACCAGCGCCAGCACCTGACCGCGCTCCTCGGCTACCGCGTAGTCTTCGGCGGGCAGTTTGAAATCGCGCCCGTCATCAGAAACGTTGCGGCACGGCACGTACTGCGGCCTGTTGCAAACCGCCACGACCAGACCGCAGCATTCACGCGGGTAGTCGGCCAGCGCGTGGCGCTCGATCGCGCGCTTGATGGAAGGGGAAAATTTCATGGTAAAAACCTTGTTGGGGTCTTGGGAAGCAAACATGCTTTTGTTGCCTGCTGGATGTTTAACGTATCCGGTCCGCACTGGCAAAACCGCCGTAGGGCAGCGGCTGGTGCGCACCGTGGCGCAATTTGCAATCCGATACGCCCCCGCCGCACACGTCCAGCGCCGGGTCGTTGACCGGCTGGCCGTTGCGGTCAAACATGCTTGCTCCGGTATAGCCGCAGCATGCGCCACGGTATCCACCCTCGGGCCGCGCCATGACCAGCCAGCCGCAGACGTTGGCGATGACCTGCCGCGTCGGCACCTGCACCCCGTCAAATTGCAACGGTGAGGCCAGCACAAACGTGACCACTTCCGGCGTCTCGGATTGCTTCTGGTTGATGATCCAGCGCTCATCGGGCAAGTGCTCGGTCGGGTCTGCGCCGGGGTTGCCGTCAGCGAAGTTGACCGCGTCCAGATACCTGACAAACGTGCGTCGGCGCGTGAGCACCGCGCCGCGTAAATCGTCCAACGCCAGACATAAGGCCGATACCACGCCGAGGATCGGCTGGCCGTTGGCGTCCTGGCCGATGTTGCCGGCCGTGAGTGTCGGATTCGGCTGTTGACCGTCTCCCGTGCGCTCGAAGTCGCGCGCTTCGATGGCCCATGGCCGGTACGTTTTGCCCTGCCAGACAATCGCACCGTCATGGTGATTGTGATAACGCTCGATGCCACCGCCCAGCATCTGGCAGTCCAACTCATAGAGTGTGACCAGATTGCCCGCGACCAGCTTTTGTACGTCGGCCAGCACCATAGCTACGCCTTTGGTGCCGGAACCAAAATACCCCGCATTCAGCCAGCCGTCAGCGACGTAAGGGAAGTTGCTCATGGCACAAACCTCTGCTCGAATGTCGTACGCAATACAAACGCATCCCCGCCCAGCGGCTGCACGATGACCTCGCCCGCAACAAACAGCGCGGGTGTGCTCGCCAGGGGCGGCGTCCACCAAAAAGGCTTGAATCCCTGATGGGCGCGCAGAAAATCGTCAATGGGCTGTATCTGCGCGGCGTAGCCCGCAAATTCCAGCGGCCAGGTGACGGTTTCGTTGTTGATGCCGTCGCCCGCCTGCTGCACGTAACCGTCGCCAAATTGTGCGCGCAGAACGCGAAACGTGCGCTTGCCTTCCGGGCCGGTACGCGGTGCCCAGCCGAATGTTTGATAGGTCATGCGTAAGCTCTCTGCCTGATCTGCCAGGCGGTGCCGCCCGGTCGGTGTGACCGGACTTCAAGTTCACGGAATTTAGCCTCGACGAACGTCCCGATTTCCTTGGCGAACTGCTGCCAGCCAGAAGGGGCATCAACCTGTGCGGCACCGCTATTGCCAGAGACGTTGACGGTGACGTTGACCGGCCCCGAACTGGCGGGATTTGCCATGGGGGGTAACGCGGGCCGACCTGCCATCCCGCCCACGGCATGCCCCGGCCCGCGTATCGCGCGGCGCAGCGCGTTGAAACCTGCCTCGCCGCCGATGGCGCGGATTTCGTCCTGGTTCAAGACACCCTCGCCACGATGGACGATACCGGCGGGTTCAAAACGCCCGCCGTCGCCCGTGTAGCCGCCAGAGGATAGCCTTAGCATGGCAGCGGAAGCCGTCGCCGTGCCGGCGGCCGTCGCTCCGCCCGCCGCGCCCCCGACGCCGCCCAACCAGCCGCCAAATGCCCGCGCCAATGGCCCCGTCACCGATTGCTGAATGGCAATACGGATCATGTCTTTGATGATGGAGTCGGCCAGACTCTTGAAATTCATTTTGCCAGTGGCAGCAAAATCCACCAACGCGCTTTCCATGCCACCAAACGCACGGATGACCGCACCCTCGACCACTTGCGCCACGTTGGCAATGCCGTCTGCGTAATTCTGGACACCACGGGTCAAACCATTTATCCAGTCGCCCTCGGCCTCAAGCTTGGCTTGCGCACTTAGGCGCAATAATTCGATTTGCTGGCTTTCTGCCTCTTGCAAACCATTCAGGCGTGCCTCGTAATGCGCTTGCGTCAGACGGGTTGATTCGATTTGCTGCGCTTCTTCCAGCGCCCTGCGCCGTTGCGCGAAATCTTCGCGAATAGCGTGTTCGCGTTGCATCTGTTCGCGTTGCCGCTCCCCCATGCCGACCCCGGCAATGTCGATATTCAGACCGTCTGCAAATACGCTTAGCTCGTTTTGCACGGCGGCGAGATGTCGTGCCGATTCTGCCGCCTGTTCGATTTGCCGGGCCTGCGCGTGCGCGGCTGCCTCGGCGGCGTGTTGCGCCGCTTGCCACGCCTGTATTTCATCATGGAGCGCCAGCGCGCGAGCGCGGTGCGCCGCCGTGCCTTGCGATTGTTCGATCCGGTAGCGCTCGGCAGCCTCGGTTGTCATGCCTAGTGTGGCGCGTTGCTCTTCCAGCCGCTTGACCAGATTTTGCAAATCGCCGGACTGTTCGCGCACCTCGGGAGACTTCGGCAAGTAACGACTGCGCAGCCGCGCGAGCGCGTCGTCATCAAAGAGCGGCCCCAGCAATTCGCGGTGTTCGGCCACCGCCGCTTTGAAGCGCTCATCGGGGGTAGCAAAGTCTTTGAGGAATTTCTGGTAGGCCAGACGATAACGGTCAAGTTCGTCTACCAATGGAGCCACGCCGCCCGCGGCAGTCCGGGCGGCTTCGTCCAGCTTTGCCAGCGCAACGAGCGCCTGATCCACGTCTTGATTGGCACCATCGAATGCGTCGCGCAATTCGATCAGCGTTTTTTCGACGTTCTTCAAACCTTCGGCGTTCACCCCACGCCCGGCGCGGAACATTTCCTCAAGTGCTGCGTAATCGCGTTCCACCGATCTCAGTGCCTGCGCCGCCTCTATGGCTGTGGCCTGAAGCTTCTCCAACTTTTCCTCGGCCTTCATACGCCTTGCTGCAATTTGCGCCTCGGTGAGATTGCGCAATGATGCGGCCAGTTCGTCTACGCCAAGCCTGGTCGCGTCCAGTTCGGGGGCACCCGCGCTGGCTTGCTCGCGTGCATCGTGTCCGTACCGGTTCCACGCCCATGCCGCGCCGCCCAGCGCCAGGACGACCGCCCCGACTGGCCCGCCAACAAACGCCAGTGCGGTACTGGCCGCACGCGCCGCCAGGCCCAAACCACTCAAACCGGCAGCCGCCGTTACGCTGACGCCCGCCATTTTGGCAAGCGTGTACTGGTAGCGCACGGTTGAGGCTTGCAAGGCAACAAATGAGCCTATGGCAGAAAGCGCACCCGCCGCCAGTTTCACCCCCAAGGCGACGGCCACTGCACCGGCCCCGACCGCCAACGTTTCCAGTCCGATGCGCGCGGCATCCGACCCCAGCACATCATTGATCCCCTCAATCCCGGAGCGCAGCAAGCCAAGGCTGCCGCTCTCATCGGTCAAGAGCGCCGATACGGTATTTTTCAGCGCCGCCAGTGCACCGCCCAGGGTATCACGCGCCGCGACCGCTGCGCCACCGTAGCTTTCTTCCAGCGCACCAAGCACAATCGCCTGCGCCTCGGCGGTGCGTCCGGTTGCCTCAAGTTGCTTGGCAAGTTCCTTTTGTTCGTCGGTGAAGCGAAACCCCTGCCGGGATAGCGAGGAGAGTCCTTGTGATGGCACGTCCAGAGCGCGCCCGATGGTCTCCGCCGCTGCCTTGATCGTCATGCCGGTACGCGCGGCCATGTCGGCAGCAGCCTGCATGGCACGCGGAAACTCTTTGCCTGCAATGCCGGTAAACGCGAGCAAGGTTGTTTGCGCTTGCGTGACATCATCCGAAGAAAATGCCGTCACGCGCTGCATGGCAAGCGCCATCTTGTTTAACTCGCCCGCATTCAGACCCGCCGCGTGTCCTGTGGATTTCAGCACCGCCGCAAGCTGCGCCTGTTCATCTTGGGCGCGGATGGTGTTCTGAATGAAGGCGTTTAGACCAGAAGCCAACCTCAACCCGGCAAAGAACGTACCAAGCATGGATGCGGCCCGCTTCCATGCCGCGCCAGTCTCCTCGGCGCTCCTTTTCATCTCCCGCCCAGCGCGCCGGGACGTGCGCGCGGCACGATCCATATCAGTCTCGAAACTGCCCGTGCGTACCAGCAGATCAACGACGATGGAACCGGCTGTTGCCATTTTCGACACCCAATAAAAAAACCCGCCAACAGGCGGGGCCGACAAAACAGAACCCGCGTCAAGCGGGCCGGGAAATGTTTAACAAGACGCTTCGCAACTCATGCAATAGGTGGCATGTGCTGACACTTCACATTGACAGTGGGGGCAGGATTTACGCGCCCCTTTGATCTCCACCCGGCGATTTCTCTTGCGTTCGTCCCGATGCGTTTTCAAGACCGCGTAAAAGACGCATGCCGCAGCCAGCACGAGCACACCAGCAACCCAAATCATGCCGCCAGCGACGAACAGGGCCGCAATGATTGTGGCAAGCCACGGCGCGGCAAAAATCGCAACGACGCCGACCAACGAGAGATAGAAAATGGGCCTGTACATCTTGATCCCCACTTGAACGATACCCGGCAATGCTAACACTTACCTTTTAACCGGCAAACCCAGCGCTGCGAAGGTACGCAAATCCGCCTCGGAAGATTGACCGGCCAGTTGACGGGGTTGCTCTGGTTGCAACCCCGAACCGCCCGCCAACCAGTCAAGACGTGCAGCAAAGTCGCCGCCGACCTGAACCTGCGCCAGTAGCGCCGCAGGGCGTTGGTAGCGGTGCAGATCATCAAAGGGCGATTCGGCGTAAAACTGCTGCCAGGACCGAAACTCACGCTCGGTCATGACAGCCTGCAATTCCCCGATGGTGCGCCCCAGGGCCAGGGCGAGAACGTGCCAGAAGCGCGCCTCGCCCGTCAGCCGTTTCCCCGCAGTTGCGCAAAGTCGTTGACCTCGGCGATGACATCGCCCAGCGTGCGCAGCACGCGGGGTTTGAGGCGATCCGCCTGTTCCGGCGTCAACGCGGGTTCGCCGTCAGGCGTGACCAGGCTGGCGCAAATCAGGCGGCTGTGCGCGTGGTCGCGCACGTCCTCATCGGGCGAGGTCAACGCCGTCACCCAGCGGTTGAATTCAACGTGACTGACGCACTTGAAATGCAGCAGGTGCTTTTTGCCATCGCCCAATTCAACTTCGCGCGCAATAATGTCGTCACTGACGAAAAGCGCGGCGGGCAAGGTTTCCGGGAGTGTTTTTTGTTTGCTCATGACGTCCTCTGATCAAGCAGCAGGTTTGAAATTCCAGGTGACTTTGCCCGAACGCTGTAGCGTCATCGTGCCATTTACACGGTCGTTGGTTGCGATGTCGATTGTCACCTCGGCAATGTATGCCTGAAATTGCGCCGCCGTGCGCGCGGTAGGCCACACGAATTTTTTGTTGTTTGTTGTCGGTGCGGCAGTGCCGTCCGAAAACCCGACCAGCCAATCAAACACCAGACCCGATTCCTTCAGCGTAGTCAAGATGCCTTGGTGCGTCGTGTTGGCGGGCTTGAAATTGAACGGTACCGAAATTTGCCCGGGCGATCCCAAACCGGTGATGAATTCCTCATCCTCGATCGTATCCAGACTTGTGACGTTGATTTGGCTCTTGGAGCCTGCGCCCGTCCCCGTGATGCCTGTGGGGCATGCCATTTTGATAATGGCCGGATTGGGTGTGACCAGTGTGTTCAGCAGGAACAATTCCGTGCCCTGGGTAATAAGTAGACCTTCAGCCATGACGACCTCGCAAAAAAAAACCCAGCATGCTGGGCGGATTGGAGGGCCTTAGCGGCCCCGGATAAAATCGGCTTGCAAGCCAATACGGAAAAGTCGTGTGTCTGGTTCGCGGGTATGTATCACGACGCGGTTGACGATACCGGCGGCGTCCAGCGCATCGCGCACCGCGCGGGCAAGCTCAACGCAGGCGAGTTCCCCGGCATCGCCCGGCCCCGCCCAGCAATCGATCTGCACCGTGTCGTTATCGCCATCGGGCGCGCCGCCCAATTGGTTGTAAGGTTGCCCTGCGACGGTGAACCATGTGATGTATGGTGTAGCCGTGCCTTGCGGCGCGTTGCCCGAACCGTAGATTCTGGGATCGTGGCCACCAACAAGGGTGCGCACGGCGGGAGTGGCAATTGTGCGGAAAACCGGGGCGAGAATTTCCATGGCTATATGTCACTGTGTAATAAGAGCCGCAACGCTGGCGTGATCATGAATACAGCAGCCCCGACTGCTTCCAACAGTTCGGGGCTTTGCTTTTTGGTTGGGTTAGGTTTGATTACGGGATCGCGCCGGGCAACCTGCCTGCGCGTCGCAGTTTGGCGACGGTGCGATCTATCCCGCGCACCACGTCGGCACTGACATGCTCGATCACCTGCTGGCCGTGCTGCTGTACCGCAGGGCGCAACCACGGGCGCGCCGGTTGCTGGCTTGATCCGTATTCCATGAGCGCAGCGGTTTTGCGTGTGGTTACGGTTTCCTTGCCTTGGCGCGCATAGGTTTTGCGCCGCACGCGTACCAAGTACCGCTCGCCCTTGCTGCCAATCGGCGGCTTGCCGCGACTGGCAATGACGTTATTCAGCAATAGTCCGGTCGATTCTTCGCCGTCTTGCGTGATTACCGTTTGCAGGTTCGTCTTGGCCTTGTCGCGCAGCAAGCGCGCACCGCGTGCCAGTGCAGTTTTCACAGGGCCACCACGTTTAGATACGACCTCGGGCGGCAGCGATTGCAGCGTTTGCAACACGTCGTCCAGGCCGGTGAGCTTCATTTCAACTTTCATAGCTACCAGTAGCAAGTGACGATGTATGGCGCGGGCGTGAGCGCCAAAATCAGAATGACACCACCGATGCACAAGGCAAGCCGCTTAATGGCCGCGTCAGCGCCGCTATCGCTCACCTTTCCGCTTAAACTGATTTTCATGTTCACACTCCCTCTCCCGGACCATCCACGCAACGCAGCCGCCATTCACGGCGCGCCGTGGCGTCGGTCGCAACAGACTGAATGTTGTAGGTGCGACCGTCCCAAAGGACGCGCCACGTCGCCATGTCGCGCGCTGACGCCGGAAACCACCGTAGATTGATGCGCGCGGCGGTTTCCGATTGAGTGGACGCGCCACCCTGGAACTCACGGCCAGGGCCGGTTAAAACTTCAGCGGGGACCGTTTCCAGTACCGTGCCATCAGGCAACACCACGGGCTGCCAGTCGCCACTACCCGACACGAGATAGCCGTCTTCGTCACGTACAGGTGCGGCTTTGGCCTCAAGCGTCACACGGTGGCGCAATCGGTGAGCCAGCATCATGCGCCCCACGTTACGCGATGCGGCGCGAGCTTGACCTCGGCGGCGCGGCGCAGGGTCGTCATATCATTGGGCGATGCGTGGTAGGCCGCCTGTAGAAGCAGCATCACACCCAGCACAACGCTTGGCGCTGGATCGGTCTCTCCCGATGCCAGCAGGCCGCGCCCCATGTACTGCACCGCTTCGTCTTCGGCTGCATTGAGCAGGTCTTGCAGCTTGGCGTCGTCGGCGCTGTGGATCACGTCCAGAAACTCCTTGGCGCGCGATAGTTCAATGAAGGACATGTATGCTTACCCCTGCCATTCGGAGGCTTGCTTGGCACGGCGCGGTGCTTTGGACGCGGGTGGTTGCACATCAGCGCTGTGATCGATGATCTTGACCAACCCTTTTTTCACTAACGCCTGACCAGCAGCGTCTGAAATCTCGAACTCGGCATGACGCCGACGCGGCCCGCCATGCTCGAAAGATTGCAGTGCTTGAACTTTCATTGGAAACCTCTCAAAAGAAAAACCCGATAGCTGCGATCAGTGCAGCCAGCGCCAGACCACCTGCCAATATTTGTACGGCAGAGACCAGCCTGTTACTGATCTGTAGCGCCCCTTCTTCGCTTAGTTGTCCAGTGATCTTCATATCTACGCTCACATTGAAAAGGAATTTGATGTAAGATTTCATTGCGTTTACAGATCCTTGGTGCAAACAAGGGTTCACAAAAAAGCCCCGCCGGTTCCAGCCAGCGGGGCTTTTGCTTTTTGGGCGACTGCCGCACTATGGCATCACGACTTCACGCCGTCGAAGTTGCCCTTGACGAACGCCTCCGGTCGATACACAGTCAGACCCACGCGCTCTTCGCAGCGGATCGTCACCATGTTCTTGATGAAGTTGTCGCGATCTTCAAGGCTGATCTGAACGTTCATGTCTTCCCGATCCCAGCCCTGAACGGCCAGGCCACCGCCGAATGCGCCGACCAAGAACTCATTGGCATCCATGGCTTGCGTGGCGACGACGTTGCGCCCCCATAGACCGGGCTGCATGGTGCCGCGCGCATTGGTGAACATGTAATCGTGTTGCGCATTCTTGATCAGTTCGATGCCCGCCCAATCAATCGGGTTAAGCACGATGGCATCTACCGGGTGCTCGGCCAGTGCGCTTTGCAACAACGCCAGACGCAGACGATCAACGCGCGTCTCGTTTTGCACCGTCACGCCGGGATTGCTGTAGGTTGATGCCTGGGTGTAGATGCCGTTCAGGTTCAACCCCACGCCGCTGCCCTTGAGCAATTGCGCTTCCTCAACGAACTTCAGCCCATAACGCAACCGACCATCCACGTAGCTTTGCAGCATGGGAACGTCCGCCAGTACCTGCTTGGACGCATGAATCCAATGTGCAATCGTCACAATGGGCGCGTTATCACCATCGAAGGTCAGTTGTGATTCAGGTTTGCCACCACTGGGGTTTTCACCCACGGGCGCAGCGTTGTTCGTGAACAGCTTCTCGCGCGCGTACTCAATGCTGTTCGACGACGTGCGCCCCCAGTCAATCAGGTCACGAATGGTCAGGCGGCGCAACATAGGCCCTTGTATGCCGGGCAGACGCTGCGGTTGGATCAATTCCCCCGCCGAATCCTGCCCGGAACCTAGCCCGGCTTGCACCGGCATACGGAAGGTGCCGTGCGGGTTTGATGCGAAAGCCTGATAACGGTCGCTTTCGGTAAGCTGCGCGCCCATGGATTGCGGACCATGAAGGACGCCGCCGCCGTTTTGCACCTTGACCATCATTTGCTCGGCATTCGCCAGGCGGGCTTGCAACTCTCCGTTTTGGGTGAGCAAATCATCCACCTTGGCACGGGTCTCGGCACTCAGTTGTTGGTGCACCTGTGGGCTTTGAGTTGATCGCCTACCGTTTTCAGGCTGGCGTTGACCTGTTCAATCTGTTGTTCAATCGGTTCCATGATGGCTCCTAATGCAAGATGGTGGTAAGGGACGCGGCCAGTTTGGCCGTGGTACTGAATGCAGCTGAATCGCTCAAGCCGCGTCCGGCGGCATCGCGCGCGCCGCTGCCAGCCGAATCGCTCAGGCTGGACTTGAAATCGGAAATCAATCGTTGGGCTTCGCTGCGCGGCATGCCTGCGGCGCGCATGGCCGCTTCAATGCGTCGCACGGCGCTGGCGCTGGCTTTGGCGTCGGATTTGCCGACCTGATCGGACGGCAGCAGATCGTCGGCGTAGCCCTGCTCGATGGCGAGACTTCCGCCAATCCAGGTCTCACCATCCATCAGTCGCTGCACGTCTGCCAAATCCTGCCCGCTGCGCGCTGCGTAAATGTCGGCCATGGCCGCGTCGAACGGTTCCATGGTGTCGACGAACTCGCGCAGATCGTGGCGATTGCCCTGTGCCATGACCCAACAGTTGTGAATCATCAGGAACCCGGCGCGCGCGATCTGCACCGTGTCGCCCGCCATGGCAATGATCGAAGCAGCAGAGGCGGCCAGCCCCAACACCTTGACGGTCACCTCACCCTGATGCTCGCGCAGCAAGTTGTAGATCGCCAAGCCCTCGAACATGTCGCCACCGGGGCTATTGATGTTGACGGTGAGGGGGCCAGCACCCAGCGAGCGCAACACACCAGCAATGCGCTTGACCGTGACACCTTCGCCCGTCCACCAGTCATGGCCGATCACGTCGTAGATGCTGATAGTCCGGTCTTGCGGATCATCGTTCGCGGCGCGCACGTTGGCGTCCCACCGATCCAGCGCGCGCGATGCGACGTAGCTTGATACAGCCGCGCAGGGGCGACCGACCGGCGCTGCCGGTAGGGTTTTGATGCTCATGGGAATTACCTCAAGTGTTGTTGCCCAAAGTGTCCAGCGGTGTAAGCGCGGTCTGGACGGTGAGTACCGCTGCATTGCCGCCCATTGGCGTGCGGTCTTCAAGTTCGCGCACTTCGTCACGAGTCAGAATGCCGTTATTGACCATGGCCGCATAGTGGTTTGCGCGCGCGGCGCTATCGGCTCGCAGCAGCCCTTCCACGGAAAATTTCGGGTAGTAGCGCAACCGCTCGGCAGGCGCGAGCAAGTCTTTCAAGATGGCTTGCTCAATCCGCTTTAGCCACGGAGCCAGGGTGAACGTTAAGAAACCGATCATTTGTTGCTCGATACCGGTTCCCCAGCTCGTGCTTTTTTCAATGTGGCCCACCATCCAGGGGGGAACACCGAACCAGCGGCAAATTTCTTCGACCGAATAGCCGCGAGATTGCAGCAATTGCGCATCAACCGGGTTGATGCCAATAGTGCCGACCTCCATTTCAGCTTCCAGAATCACGGGACGCCCGGCATTGATCGACCCGGATAGCCGGTCTTCAATCAGTTTGCGCGCTTCTTCACGCTGATTCTCACGTAGCACCTTCGGGTACTTGAAATAGGTTGTCGGCATCAGCCCGCGCTTGAACGTCCCCGCCGCTGCCTGTTCGGTCGCAATCGCACCGCCAAACACTTGCGCACCGTAGCGAATGACGCTCACACCTGATTTGCCATTTTGCGACCAACCGGGAATCATCCATATCCGATCAACCGGAATCAGCCGCTGGCGACCGTTATCATCGCTGTAACGGTATTCTGGTGCGCCGTCGCTCTTGCGTGAAATGACAAGTCGGCTCGGGCAGAGAAATTCCAGGCCGACTATGCGCGTACCGATGACCAGTTTTTCACACCAAGCATTGCCGCGTAGCAGCATGGAGGCAACGACCGATTCCCAAAATACCGACGAACTCGCCTCTGCGTTCGGCTGGACACCGATGATGTCATGTAAGCCGTGCCGGGGGGCCGCCCGCTTGCCGGTCGGCGTGCGCTCGTACATGCCTAGCGGCAATGTACCGATGGTCTCGGAGATCAGCCGCACACACGCCCATACTGCCGATAGTTGCATCACATTGTGGTCGTTGACATTCACGCCCGCTTCGCTGCTGGCGCTGAACATGCCGGACGGCCCCCCCCCTAGCCAACTCGGCAGAAACGCGCGTATTCGTCTGAATTTTGGCACTTTCATGAAATCCACCAATTATTTAAAATCCACCTCTAATCCTTGGGTTCGACAATGGTTGGATACAAAAGCCCCGACGCAGACAGGCGTGCGTGGCTTTTTTTGTGCGCCTTTCAACCGATCACCGCATTATTGAAAAAGTCCGAAAGGTCGGGTTCTTGCGCCCCAACCATGGCCTGGCCTATCGCCATGATCAGCGCCACCGCCCCGTCAATCTTGTTGTCCTCGCCCTGTTTGACGGGGCGCATCTTGTCGTCGCTACCAGGGATGTACTTGGTAATAACGTTCCCGACACACCACGTCATGATCGGATGCCCATCATGATGAAACCGACCCGACAATACCGCCGCTTCAAACTCTTTCATGGCGTCGGACATGTTGGTGTAATTCTGAATGATGGTGATAGGATTAAGCCCCTCATCGTCCAGATGATGCGACAGGTTCGCCGCACCGTGTGGATCAATCGGACTTGCCTGCACGGGAGCCAGATCGTTGACCTCCTGCGCCTCGGCCAATACGTCGCGATAATCAATCTCCGCGCCATCGGTCTGTATCAGGTGGCCCGATGCCACCCAAGCCTGATAACGGTCAGCAAGCCGCCGATTCTCGGTTCCCTGCACGGTTTCTTCCGGCACCCAGAACGTCGGCGCGACGCAGTAATAGTGCCGCCAGCCGTCAATGTCCTGATAAAACAGCTTGACCATGGCCGTCAAATCCACCTTCGCCGCCAGATCAAAACCCAGCACGCAGTCCCAACCCTTGAATTGATCCAGCGACAGACTGGTGTCCTGACACGGCGCTGCCATGAATTTCGCCATGTTGATGAACCCGGCCTTGGCTGCCGTCCAGACGTTCAGGTGCTTGGTCTTAAACGGCCCGGCAAAGCGCGCGCGGCGAATCGCCTGATCCTGCTGCGACAGCAAGTAATCCTCGTAGACCGACACCCCCAGGTTTGGATTGGCCTTGGCCAGCACCTTCGGGTCAGTCCAGTCGTCGCCCTCGTCGATCGTCCATATCCAGCCGAACAATTCATCATTCGGCACCAAGCCTTCGAGCATCTCGACAACCTCGGTACGCTTGTCGTAGCAAGGTCCGGCGACGTTGTAGCCAGCCGTCGTGATGATGAACATCAGTGGCTGGCGGCGTGCGCCCATGCCGGTCTGCATCGTCACGTACAGATCGTCGGCGTCATGCTCGTGGTACTCGTCCACCAGTGCGCACGACGGCGACGCGCCATCCCCGGGGTTCCCGATGATCGGCTCGAAACGGCTACCGTCTTCAGGGCGATTCATGTTGGCCGCGTTGACCTCGATACCCAGGAGGTCTTTCAACTCCGGCGTGCGGTTGACCATCAGGCGGGCGGGGCGGAATATTTCCCATGCCTGTTTCTCCGTCGTCGCGCCGCTGTAGACCTCCGCGCCAAACTCGCCGTCAGCACAGAACATGCTCAGCCCTACACCAGCGGCGATTAGACTTTTCCCGCTCTTTCTCGGAACTTCCCAGTACGATTCCCGGAACCGGCGCAAACCGTTCTTCTTCCTGACCCAACCAAACGTCACCGCGATCCCAAAACACTGCCACGGCTCAAGCTTCACGCGCTGGCGTTTCTGCGCCCATTCGCCTTTCGTGTGGGGTAGAACCTCAATGAATCGCAGCTTTTTCTCGGCCTTGGTTGGATCGAACCTATACGAAAAGTCCCGCCCCTTGCTTGCCTCCAAGTCAACCAGGTGGCGCTGACATGCCAGCTTCACGTACCGGCAGCAAGGAACCTTGCCGCGCACCACGTCGCGCGCGAATTTCTGCGCCCTGGTGGTCAGCGGGTAATTGCCTTTCGCCACATCACATCTCCAAAATGGTTTTCAATTCGTCATCAGCGTTGCGTTTTTGCGGGCCAATCAAACGTTGACGATTCGATGGATCAAGCCCCAGTAGCGCACCGTAAATCGCCATCTGGCGCGCGGCCTCATTTAACACCGTGACAGCCGGGTTTTTCATCGCTACACCTTGAGTGTTGTTGATCGTGATGCCGTTTTTGGCAATATGACACTCGGCTTGCCGAAAACGTCCATACGCTGCGCAGTAGACCTCCAAATTTTGAATATCCGTCGCTTGCAAAACTTTCTGTGCGCACAGCGCAGGAGCCAAGCAAAACCACAAATCGCGCGCCGCTCCCTGCATCCAATCTGGCGGCTCAATGTTCAAAATTTCGCCAAACATAGGTGCCATCCTGTTCAACGCGCGTTTGCCAGGATTACCCGCCGCAATCTTGTGTTCAACGGGTTTGGGTCTGCGACCAGAGCGCCCAGGTGTTCCTGCCATAATCAATATCTATCAGATTCGGAAATAGAAAACCGTCCCAGATTCAGTGTCTGACATGGTTTTCGACTTATTGAGTTGTGTCGTTATTGCCGCAAAATCCCGTTTTTCCTGAATTTTATTTTTCGCGGCCATGAAAATCCGCCCGAGCGGCAGGTGTCCGAGCTAATTTAGATTAACTTTCGACTATCCCCCCGCCATCGTCTTTCAATTTCTATTTTTGCTTCTTTCTGCGTTTTGGCGCGGTGGCAATCACGATTAATCGCCCGCAAGTTGCCCGGATCGTCGGTGCCGCCTTGCGCCTTGGGAATGATGTGATCCACTTCATGCGCGACCAGAGGCATTACGCGCTGCTGGCAGTCTTCACATTGGCAGAGGTATCCATCACGCGCCAAGATTTGCTCACGCAAGCGTCGCCACGGGCGGCCACCTCGACCCGACTGACCAGGTGCCTTGTGCCATGTCTTTGCCAGACTTTGGTGTGTGTCGCAATAGCCATTGGCGTTGCGGTGCAACACACGGCAGCCTGGCGCGCGACAAGGACGTTTTGGACGCAAGGCCATAATTAAACAATGTACGCAAAAAAGCCCGCTCACCTTCTGGCAGCGGGCTTGTCTTTTAATGGGCGCAACTCTCCCCCCTCAAATGTCCCACTTTGCGTCCTGGTTTTCAAGGTTTTTATTAAAAAAAATGCCGTTCAGGCTGATTTTTTATTATTTTGTTGTTTTTTTGCAACATTACTAAAATAATTTTAATTGTTTATCAGGTAGCGCCCGCATCCTTGGTTTAGGTGATGCCGGATTATTCTTGTGCCAAATGTACACGGGATACTGGCGCGAACCACGCCGGGATGTGTATGCCAATCCGGCCTGTTGCAGGCGCTCAAGAACGCGAGCAACGCCCTTTCGTATTTGCTCACGTTTTCGGTTATCAGCGCTCAGTCCCTTTGCGACGCTACGTACGATTTCTCGCATGCCGAATCCATGGCCCGGATACGCTGCCAGCAGGTTGATGACTTCCGCTGCATATTTCATATCATCGGTTTGCAACGAGATTTTCTGCTGGACTATTTTTGCCGTACGAAACTTTAAAGATCAAATGACTGTCGCACCGTGTTCCTGAATAATCCCACGTGTTGCATATAGCATTTGCGGTCGATTTTTAATTTCAGGCATGCGACCGTACGGCGGTTATTGCCAGTACGCACCCATGTATTGCTCAATTGCCCGTCGTTGGCGACACTTTCTTTCCATTCCCAGCAATCATAGGCGCGTCGCTGAACATACTCGATGCGTACCACTTGCCGGGTTAATAGTGCCATTGCATCATAGATTGCTTGCACACGCTTGGCATGTTCGACACAAATCACACGCAACGGTACACATGGCACGTCATCCATTCCCAAGTGTGAACCGTTCAAAAACCGGCCTTCCATCGACAAGCAACGTGTAGGCGGGTATGGCCCCGGTGTCAGCCCCTGCCAGCACCATGCAACCCAATTGAAGATTATCTCCTGAATGGCTTTATTCATTACATCCTAATTTTTTCCACCCGTACCCGCACGCGCCCGCCGCTGATATTCTCGCGTCGCGTCACGCTGTAATGATCGATGTCGCCGTCGTCATTGATAACGCCCGCGTGGGTCAATGCGTCAAATAGTGCTTTGCAGATATTGTCCAGATCACGGCGGCGGTTGTCCGGCGGGAAAGCATCCACGTGGACTGCCAATCGGCCCGTGGGTTGCTGGAGGCGCAGGCGGGCTATTTCCGCGACAACGGCGCGGCGGTAATTGCGGCCCTCTTGCGAAATCAGGTGACGGCCAGCCAGCGCGCCGCGTGTCGGGTGACGCCAATAGCTGTTCACGCTGGGCGGCCAGGGCAGATCGAGTATCAGCATGATGTGCTGCGCACCATAAAATCAATCGGCGTGCGGCGGCTGTCTGTCGTGTACTGCAAACTGGCGGCGTGATACCACAATGCCACTGACCCCTCCCACTCGCCGTGCCGGTTTTTGTCGCAAATCAAGAGCGCATCGGGCTTGTTTTCAGTTTCAATGTCAATTTGCTGGCCTGTCCGGGCAAGCTTCTCGACTTCTTTTTCTTTTGGTTTGTTGCGCCAGACCGTCAGCACCTGGTCTACCAGATCTGTAATGGCATGGCTGCCGGAAGCGGAAAACTTCCCTGGCGGGCTGTGTTCATCCTGCTGTTTTTTGGCATGGTGCACCAGGTGGATATGCACATTGCAATCGCGCGCCAGGCAGGTGAGCAAATCAACAAAATCCTTCTGGCCGTTGTAATCATCGGTACCGTGTACGCACTTCATCAGGCTATCGACGACAATGTGCCGGATGGCAAGGCGTTCCGCACAATAGCGAATCACCGCTGCCAGCGCCTTGATATTCACGCTGCCCAACTGGTCATAAATCCACAGCTTGCCGTCAAGCCACTGCATCATCTGTTCGGCAATGGTCTGTGCTGGCCGGTCATTCTGTGCCACCTGGCGCAACAAGCGTCGCAGGGTTGCTAGCGGGCGCATCTCGAAACTGGCAATGCAGGATTTTTCACCTTGTTCAGCAAAGCCCAACACCACCTGCCCCAGAATCTGGCTTTTGCCGTGGCCGTTGATTCCCTGCCACAGCGTCACCTCGCCCGTGCGAAAACGCAGGTTGTCATGGGTTTTGCTCCACGGCAGTTTTGCACCGGTGATTTGATTGCCATTGGCGATACTCGTCAGCAACGCATCGCGCCACGACGTGGCAGGCAGCACCTTCACCTGCGGTTCCGTTTCGGCCAGATAGGTGGAAAAATCCGTATTGTCCGGGGTAATGATGAGCGTCATGCGGCCAGCCTTTCTTCGGTATTCAAATCCACCACGCCTTTTTCGGGCGTGTAAAACAAAAACGTGTTTTCAATCGACACCGCCGCGGCAGCGGGCAAAAATTCCACTACCCGATAAAACGCTGCCAGCGTGCGCGACTTTTCCCAACCGAGAATATTCACCAACATGTCGCGCAAAAAGCGCAAATCCAGCGTTTGCACGACGTCATCGGGCAGGATGTGCACTTCTGGCGACCAGCGATTGTTGATGCACTGCTCGGGGTGGTCCCAACCCCAGCGGTAGACCGGCACGCGCTCGTAGACCGTCAGGTGGCAAGCATCGGGCTTAAAGCCGCGCAACCGCAGGTCGATGATGGATTCATGCCCGGTCATGCCGCCAGCTCCATCGCCCAGTGTTCGGCAGGCTGCGCAGGCTTTGCCTGCCATCGGGCATCGGGCGGTTTTATCTCGTAAAACGAATCCCAGCCGTGCAGGATGGTTTGTTCCATGACGAGCCTGATGTCGTGGCTGCGGGCAAGCCTTAGCAGTTGGGCAACAACCAACTCCCTTGCACGGTCTGTCATCGGCTTTTTGCGTCGTTTTCGTACCTCCTCGAAACTGTCCCAGAGGTCTTTCGGCACGGTTTTTGGCAGGGTAAACCCTGGTTTGGCAACGGGTTCGGCATCGGCTTTGCCGACCTCGACCTCCCGCTCCCCCCGGCAGGGGGGTGGGGGGGTAGTTTTTCTTACTTCTTTTTCTTCATAAGATAGAGGGGAAACGTTACGTTCGTCCGTTGCATCAGCGTTGCAGTCGCGTTGCATGTCCGTTGCATCAGCGTTGCAGTCGCGTTGCATGTCCGTTGCATCAGCGTTGCCGTTGCATCAGCGTTGCAGTCGCGTTGCATGTCCGTTGCATCAGCGTTGCAGTCGCCCAAGGTATTAGCCTTACGTGCCCTGCACTCGCGGCTACGCTCTGTGCTGCTTTTGGTCTGTCTCTCTTGCTTATCCTGTTGAGCGTGCCTGTAAGCATCCGGGCCATAACGCTCTTCCCACTGCACAGGCTGCCAATCCTCATCAATCAAGCCTGAACGCAACAGGGCGTGCTTGATTCTGGCCGCTTGTGCCTTGCCGACATTCAGGAAGTTTGTAATCAACGCTTCGCGGGCGGTCTGTGCAAAATCCGCATCGCAGCCGTCCATATCCTGATCCAACAGCCCGCCGCTTTTCGCCATCAACAGGCAAAAATAATGACGCTGGTTGGCAACCGACAAACCAAAGAAGCGGCAATCCTGCATCAGGTCTGATGGCATCTTGAACCACGGGCTAACCATGAGCCTCTCTCCTCTTGTGCACTAATAGGCAGTCATACGCCTTTGACGTACAATCGTTGCCATGGTTTTTATCGAAACGCCGCTTTTTACGCGCCAGTTGCTCGCCCTCATGGGAGACGAGCGCTATCAGGTGATG